AGGGAGAGCCGGATCGTTCAAGCCAAGTGGGGAGGCCGGAAGTCCACCGCGGCCCGGGCCAAGTGCCGGGCCATGCTGCCGCACGCGTGCCGCCGCTGCGGGGACATGATCCGGCCCGAGGATCCCGAGAGCTCATGGCACGCCGGACACCGGGAGGACCGGGCCGCGGGCGGGACCGAGGCCGGGATCGAGCCCGAGCACGCACGGTGCAACACCAGCGCGGGAGGCAAGCTCGGCGCCTCGATCACCAACAGCCAACGAGCACAACAGCCAACACACATCACGAGAGAGAGGACGCCGCAATGGTGGTAGAGCGCAGGAGAGCCAAGCTCGAGGAGATCCGCGAGGCCGTGCTCACGTGCAGGAGGACGACGCGAGCCGTCGCTCTCGATCCGAGCCGCGACACATATCGAGTCGACGAAGCCGCGCTCGAGAAAGTGTGGACGTTGCTCGCCGAGCTCGAGCGAGACGTGACCGAGCTCGAGTGAGTTTTTCGGACGGGGGCCGGAAGCCCACGGTCCCCGTCCGCTCCCTTTTTCTGCGTAGATCCCTAGAATCCGCCCCGCTCTCAGTACAAAGGAAAGTACAACAATGAAAGTTCTCGTTGCCTGTGAATACTCCGGAATTGTCCGCGAAGCTTTCGCCGCGCTCGGCCACGACGCCATGTCGTGCGATCTCCTCCCGACCGAACAGCCGGGGAACCACTACCAGGGCGACGTCCGGGACGTGATCGAGGAGGAATGGGACCTCATGATCGCGCACCCGCCGTGCACTGATCTCGCCGTCTCCGGCAATGCCCATATGGCGGCGAAGATCGCCGACGGCCGCACCCAGGCCGGGCTGGATTTCGTCCGGTTCCTCATGCTCCAGCCGCACATTCCCCGGATCGCCGTCGAGAACCCCGTCTCGGTGATCGCGTCCAAGATCCGCCGCTCCGACCAGACCGTCCAGCCGTGGCAGTTCGGACACGGCGAGGTCAAGGGCACATGCTTTTGGCTCAAGAACCTCCCGCTCTTGACGCCGACCGATATCGTCACCGGCCGCGAGCCCAGGGTCGCGAACATGCCGCCCTCGGATACCCGCTGGCTCGAGCGCTCCCGGACATTCCCCGGCATTGCCGCGGCAATGGCGGCGCAGTGGGGGAACCTCGGGAGCTACGCGATCCAGACCGAGCTCATGGACTTCACGGCATGACCGCCGTCCTCGAGGCGCCGACCATGAGGGCGGCGCCGCGGTTTATCTCCCCAATCCCGGACGGGACCGAGATCGAGGTCGCGCATATCGGCGCCCGGCTCCAACGTCTGCCGATCACTCCCCAGGGCGAGCTCGTCGCCGGAGTGATGGAAGCCCGCAAGGACTCCGGGGGCGTCCGGTACAAGCAAGTCACGGTACAGATCCCGCGCCGGTCGACCAAGACGACCACGATCCAGAACGTCCTCCTCGGCCGTTGCGCCACGATCCCCGGCTACCAGGTCGTCTCGACCGCCCAGGACGGGACCCGCGCGTCCCAGTTTTTCCGCGACATGATGGACTTGATCGAGGAGCACGCGAACGAGATCCTCGAGGAGCGCAACGAGGCGATCCAGGACGCGTGGGACGGGGAGGGCAAGGAGCCTCCGGAGTTCACCTACAAGGACGCGCTCAAGGAGCTCGGGATCCGCTCGCTCTACTACTCCCAGCAGCGGGAGTACATCCGGTGGACGAACGGCTCCAAGTGGCGCGTCGCGAAGCCCGAGCCCGCGTCCCTCCGCGGCGGCGCGGCCCACGCGATTTGGTTCGACGAGGGCGGCGAGCTCGACCCCGAGACGGCTCCCCGGCTCCTCGCCGGGGCGCTGCCCATGATGGACACCAAACCGAACGGACAGATCATCGTCTCGGGCACGCCGGGGACGGCGCGGGTCGGGATGTTCTGGAACAGCCTCGAGGCCGCGCAGAAAGCGCCGGACCGGCTCGGGATCGTGGACTATTCCGCGGACGAGTTCTGCGATCCGAACGACGAGCGGGTCTGGTGGGAGACTCACCCGGGCCTCGCGTGTGGACTCACCACGATCGAGACGATCCGGGAGCGTCACGACCCCGAGACGGGGCTCTCGCTGCCGGAGTTCATGCGAGAGTATCTGTGCATTTGGCCTCCGGACTCGACCGTCACGGCGCTCAATCTCAAGCACTGGGGGATCACCGAGACAGACCCGCTCGGCGAACCGCCCGAGGGCGTGCCGTGGGGGATCGGTTGGGACGTCGCGATCGGCGGCTCGGCCGCGGCCGTGGCCGTCGCGTGGATCGACGAGAACGACGAGCCGCATATTCAGATCATGGATCACCGGGCCGGGTCCCAGTGGGTCGCCGGATACGTCGGGAAAGCGATCCAGAAATTCCCGCGCGTGCCGGTCGGCTACGACAATATCGGCGATAACATCACGGTCGCCCAGGCGCTCGGCCGGATGCCCAGGATCAAGACAACTCGGGTCAAGGCGCTCACGCTCAAGGAGATCGCCGCCTCGACCGCGACGATCGCGAACGCGGTGGACCAAATGACGATCCATCACCCGCCACACTCCGGCCTCGACACGGCCGTGAAAAACACGACGTGGCGGGAGTCGAACGGGTCCCGGTTGTTCATGCGCGGGAAGGGGATCGAGATCTCGTGCCTCCTCGCCGCGGACGCTGCCCTCGCGGTCGCCTCGACCGCGAAGCGGACGACCGGGCTCGAGATCCCGAGGGCCGCAATCGGCTAGTGCATAAACCAGTGCAAAGCACAACAAAGCGTGAGAACCCGCGTTAATCCGTCCTCCGGTTAGCGCGGGTTCTTTCGTCGGAAGATCTTGCTCGTGGGAATCTTCGACAAGGTGTTAAGCATCTTCCAATTCAGTGAGACGTCCGGGTTTACCGAGTCGTACTCTTCCGCTTCGATCTTCAACACCGGAGGCTCCCTCTCCCCGGTAATCGCGAAGGATCTCGGCTACTTTGGGACCGGGCTCCCCGCGACCATTGCCGAGGCTCTCTCGGTTCCCCCGATCCACCGGGCGATCGCGCTCTACTCGACCGCCGTCGCCCAGGTGACGATCCCCGACGCCGCTCCCGATTGGCTCCGGAGCGGCGTCGGATCCATCACTCCCGAGGCGCGGCTCGTCTCGATCGTCCTCGATCTGATCTTTCACCGCGAGTCGGTCGTCATGGTCAAGCGCGACGGCGAGACGATCACCTCCGGGATCCGGCTCCCGTACGACTTTTGGGAGCTCGACCCGTACGGGAACGTCGTCCTCAACGGCCAGACAGTCCCGGACCAGAGCCAGTTTATTTACCTCTCCTCGCTCATGCCGCTCGGGCTCCTCGAGGCAGCGTCGGACACGATCGAGCATTACCTCGACTTGCGGAACACGATCCGCTCCCGGTCCAAAAACCCGATCCCCTTGGTCGATCTTCACATCACCGAAGAGTTCGAGGGGACCGCGGCCGAGCTCAAGACCGCGCTCGAGGACTGGACGAACGCCAGGCAGTCCGAGAACGGCGCGGTCGCGTTCACACCCAAGGGGATCGACCTCAAGACCCCGGGCTCGGACATGGCCCAGGACGGCGCGGGAATGCTGATCCAGGCGCGGAACGCCGTCCGGCTCGACGCCGCGAACTTTTGCAACCTCCCGGCCTCGATGCTCGAGGGAGCCAACGGCGCATCCGGGACGTATGAGAACACGCTCCAAAGCAAGGACGAGTTTATTTCCCTCTCCCTCGCCCAGTGGCTCTCCCCGATCTCCTCCCGGCTCTCCATGCCGGACGTCACGACCGGGGAGCCGTGGCGGTTCGATACCTCCGCTCTCGCCCCGGGGGACGCGAAGGGGAACACCGGGACGGCCGTCTCACCAACTATCCAAGGAGAAATCACAGCATGACCGTTGCCCTATTCGGTGAGCGACTCACCGCGAACGAGTCGGACCAGACCGTCGACTACAACCTCGTGACGTTCGGGGAGGAGGGCCGGACCAACAAGGGCCGCGTCACCGTCGACTCTGCCGAGGCGCTCGAGATCCCCTCCGGACACCTGCCCATGAACGACGAGCACGCGCCCGAGGTCAACGTCGGATACCTCACCGCCTCCGCCGTCGAGGGCTCCGTCCGGGCCAGGGTCAAGTACTACGACACTCCCGAGGGCGCCGCGGCGTTCCAGGACGCCGCGACCGGCAAGCGGACGGGGATCTCGATGGAGCTCCTCAAGCCGATCATCCGGGCCGGGAAGATCGTCGGAGGTCGCCTCGCCGGAGCCGCGATCGTCAAGACTCCCGCGTTCCCGTCCTCGATGCTCCTCGCCTCCGATATCGGGGAGATCGGCGCCGACCTCGGCGACGCTCTCGCCGCGCTCGAGGCGCAGGACTACGCCGCCGCCGCCGCGGCGATCACCGCCGCCCAGGAGAAAGCCGCCGCGGCCGACTCCACCGACTCCACCGACTCCACCGACTCCACCGCTCCCGACCCCGCAAAGGAAAACACAGTGCCCGAAAAACTCAACGCGTCCGCCCCGGCCTCGACCGAGGCGCTTCTCGCCGCGTTCGTCGCCGGTAACGTCTCCGGCCAGTCCAAGCCCGAGGCCAAGGACGACAAGCTCGAGGCCTCCGATAGCGAGATCACCCTCGCCAAGTTCGCCGCGACCCTCCGCGGGATCTCCAACACGACCGACGACCGGCTCAAGGCCGCGGCGTTCGACGTCGTCACCCAGGCCGACATGTACGACCCGACGTCCGTCCCGGCCTACCTCGGCGAGCTCTGGGTCAAGTCCCCGTACAAGGAGCGCTTCGCCCCGCTCGTCGCGACCGAGAACCTCACCGGGATGCTCGTCGAGGGCTGGCGCTGGGTCGAGGGCAAGTCCCCGATCGTCGACGATTGGGACCCCGCGTTCACCGGCACCGCCCCGGCCGAGCAGATGACCGATATCCCGTCCTCGGAAATGGTCGCCGAGAAAGAGACGTTCCCCGCGAAGCGGATCGCCGGAGGCAACCGGTTCGACCGGGTGCATATCGACTTCCCCGTCCCCGGCGTGATGGAGTCGTTCCTCCGCGAACAGACCGAGTACATCAAGCGCCGCCGCGACGCCCGGGTCCGTCAGGAGATCGTCGCCCAGGGCTTCGCGAACAAGGTCGTCGGCACCGGGACCGACGTCGCGACGCCGTTCGCGAAGATCATCCTCGGCGCCATGCACGTCATGGAATACGAAATGCCGACGTACGCCGTCGTCGGCAACGACCTTTACCGGTCCATGCTGGCAACCGACATGCTCGAGAACCTCGCGCTCCTCGAGGTCACGCTCGGGCTCGAGGCGGGCTCCATGTCCGGCTTCCAGATCCAGCCCGCGCCGATCACCGAAACCTCGCTCAACGGCCGCGTGATCGTCGGCACCAAACGTGCGACCGTCCTCCACGAACCGGCCGGGGCGCCGTTCCGGGTCGATGCCCAGGAGCTCCTCAAGGGCGCCGTCGACAAGGCCGTCTTCGCGTACTACCTGCTGCGCTCGGACGACCGCGGCGGAATCGTCGAGGTGACGGGCTAATGGCGCACCCACTCAACGATCTCAAGGATCTCAAGAAAGCGCGGGCCGAGATCGGCCGGGCCAGGAAAGCCGCGGACGGCGCGCCGATCACCCGGGCCTACTTTGACTCGACGATCTCCAAGCTCCGCGCCGAGTTCGCCGAGCAGCTCGCTCCCGTCCTCGCCGCTCTCGAGGTATCCGAGCCGGACCTCCGTCTCGACGAGGAGCTCACGACCGAGGAGCTCGCCGCGCGTCGTGAGGCCGAGGAGGACTAGTGGCTCTCGTTGGTTGGCTGGATCCGGAGACGTCGTTCGAGGATTGGGCAGACGCGCCGGAATCGGCCGACCTCGTCCTCTACCTCGAGGTCGCGCACGAGAAGATCCTCGAGTGGGCTCCCTCGCCGCTGCCGGAGGTGATCCCGGCCCGCTACCGCTACGCCCAGAAGTTGCTCACTCAGCACCTTTACGCCCGGAAGCGGGCCGGGGACGGGGAGGGGTTCGGCGCTGACGGGTTCATGATCCAGACCTACCCGCTCGTGAGGGAAGCCTACGACGCGGTCCGGCCCAAGCGGTCCCCGCTGATGGGGCTCCGCTAGTGGATACGCCCAGGCAGCAACTCGCCGCACGGATCCAGACCGACCACCCGACATGGGTCGTCAAGGACTACCCAGAAGAGCCGAAGCAGGTCCGGAAGGGCAAGCCGTTTATCTCGGTCTACCGGGCCGACGTCGCGCCCGAGGGCAGGCAGCACCTCGGGCACGAGCTCACGATCCACGTCTACGGCTCCCGGGTCCTCGACGCGGCCGCGGAGAACGAGCTTGACAACATCCTCGACGGGGTCCTCCTCTCGATCGAACGCTACGAGGGATGCCTCTTCCGCAAGGCGTCGCGGCGGAACTTCGCGAACGACACGTTCGCCGGGTTCGAGATCACCGCAACCGTTTTTTCATCCAACGTTTACCGCTCAACAGTGATTCAGGAAAGGTCCAACAATGGCTCTCCAGCCGCATAACGCGCTTGTGATCGAGGACGTGAAACTCACCCTCGGGACCAAAGAGTTCTCCACCGCGTGCGACTCCATCACCCTCGTACCGACGACCGCTAAGCTCCGGTGGAAGCCGGTCAACGGCGCCAAGACGACCGTCGTCGCCAAACCCGATTGGGCTCTGACGCTCAATCTCGGCCAGGACTTCGACACGGCCGGTCTGACGCACGAGCTCATCACCGGCCACGGGACGACCGTCCCGTTCATCCTCATGCCCGCCGCGGGCGAGACGGCCTCGATCACCGGGAACGTCACCCTCGAGGCGGTCCAGGTCGGAGGCGGATCCGAGACGATCGCCGTCTCCTCGGTCAC